GGTTGGGACTTCTTACAAAATAGCTGATAAAATAACGATTGGTAAAACTAAAAAATCTTTCTCTATCCAAAAGAAATTTACAGATATGACAGACAAAGGTCTAGTTTATAAAGGGATGATTGTTAGTGAAATGGAATTTAATACAGCTTATGGAGAGCTTGTAACTTCAAACGCCGTCCTGATGGGCAAGGAATATTCAGCGGTCAGCGCCGCTGCTGATTTTATAACAGCATCTAGAACTATCCTCCCTCAGGAAACAACTTTAAGCTTAAACGGTTCTGTGGATATGCCAGTCTTTATGACAGATGCAAGCGGATCTTTCAGCCAACAAGGTCTTGACGTCCAGTCAATTTCCTTGAAGCTTAATAATAACCTGGCAGCTCAAAATGTGATTGGTAATGTGGCCCCAAAAGATTACACTCCAGGGACTTGCAATATAAATACTGACTTGTCAATTTACTTAACAGACCCTAGTTGGGTTATGTTACCAAAAAAATTAACTCAAGCTCCGTTTAGCCTTGGGTATATTCTTAAAAATTCAGGCGGGTTCTACGGATTTTTCGTTAAAGCAATCCAATTAACTTTTGATGACCCATCAAGCGGTGGGCAAAATCAAGACGTAATGTTTGAAGCAACAGGTGTCGCAAAGGTGGGCCCATCAGGGGAATCATCTATTGTTATTTACAAGGGGTAATAATGAAAACAAATTTAGATTTAATTTATAAGACAAGCAAAGAAAATGAGTCAGGCACTTGGTTCCAGGTATCCGAGGGCGTTTTGTTTCACGTTAAAAGGTTTGGTGGTAGTAACTCTAAAAAAGTTAAGCTTTCAATGGCAAAATATTTCGACCCCTACGCAAAACAAATTGAGCTTGGAATTTTAGAACAAGAAAAAGAAGACCAGATAATGATGACAGTATTCGCGGAGTCTTGTGTTCTTGACTGGAAAGGCGTTGAAATTGATGGTGTAACCCAACCTTTTTCAAAAGAAAACTGCATAACTCTTTTTAAAAGTTTACCAGATTTGGCAAAGATCTTAATTGAGTATGCTTCTGATTTTAAGAATTTTAAAGATGACGTAAAAAACTAATTTGCCAGTCCCTTTTGTGGACCCTAAAATGGGGCGAACATTATGAGTCTGGCTATTATTTTAAACTGCTAACTTCTGGGGCCCTTCGCCCAGAAGATTACAAAATAGATATCGGCCCTTTAGATATTTATATTGAATCTTTTTGGGAGCTATCTTCTGAACGAAGCTTCGGGTTCGGCGTTGGCCCAATTCCTTTTTCTTCCATTATGAAATACTGTGAAATTTTTGAAATAGAAAATGTTGACGACTTTTTGTTTTACATAAGACAATTAGATCAGGTATTTATTTCTTTTAAAAACAAAGACAAGAAGGAAACAAAGAAAAATGGCAGGGGGTAAACCAAGAGTTATTGTCGTTAAAGCTGACAAAAATGCAATATCCACTCTTAACCAGATAAATGCCTCTCTTGGACTTATGAACAAGAATGTTAAATCTATGAGTCGGTCGTTTGGCTTTTTGAAAAATACAGCTGCTGGTTTTATGGCTTATTTCGGGGCCAGAGAAATAGTTAATATGGCCGATAAAATACAATTAACTAATGATAAGCTACGAGCATTTGAAGGTTCGGCTCGTGAATCTGCAAAAACAATGGCATTGCTCTCAGAGGCGTCAAAAGATACAAAGTTTGGCCTACAATCAACTGTTGATGGGTACTTGCGTTTAAGGATGAGCACGAAAAGGGCTAATATATCACAAGAAGACACTCTGACTTTATTAAAGCTGCTACAAAATTCGTTTAGACTCACTGGCGCCACTGCTGCGGAGGCGAGTGCCGTACTAATCCAATTCTCTCAGGGCCTTTCTGCCGGCGCTTTGCAGGGGCAGGAGCTTAGGTCTGTCATGGAACAAAATAGTATTTTGGCAGATATCATAATTAAAAATTTTGGGAAAGCTGGGGAGTCGATATTTAGAACGGCTGAAAAAGGTGTCATAACGGTCGAAAAGCTTGTCCCGATTTTAAAAGAGAGTTCAAAATATATTGAGGCTCAGGCTAAGACTCTTAAAATAACTTTTGGCCAAGCTTTGGTTTTAGCCCTTGACAAAGTAGCTATTAAATTAAATGAAATAGCTACGAATGTGGGAGCCTTTGAAAAATTAAACAAAGGGCTTGACTTCTTTTTAAATAATACAAACCAGATTTTTTCCGTGCTTGGGAAAATACTTGGGTTTTTTATAATTTTAAAAAGCCTGAAATCACTTTCGGGTTTTGTATCAAACATATTAAACCCTGGTAACACGCAAAGTATTGGAAGCGCTATTGCAATGGCGATAAAGGGGTTTAGCGACCTTAAATTGAAAGCCTCTGCATTTTTGCAAAAAGCTGGTGGAGTTAGCGCTTTTTTCTCATCACTCCCTCGTCTGCTCTCTGTTTCTTTTTTGCGATTAGGACAAGGGGTAACAGCTATTAAAGCGATAAAAACTATTTTCACTTTGCTGAAAATAGCCATTATAGGTAGTTCTGGGCCTCTCGGTGTTTTTGTCTCACTATTAACAACAATTTTTGCAAGTGAAATTATAGATGGAATTTTATACCTTTATAAAACAATAATGAAAGTTGTAGATGCTGTGGGTACTTTTATATCTAAAATAGGTGAGATTAAAGATGCCTCCTCAGCGTGGAGAAAAAACGTAGAAGAAAATAAAATAAGTTTTTCTTCTTCTTCTGCGTATAAGGATGAAAGAATAAAGTTTATAAGCGCCTATATTAAAAAACAAAAAGAGGTTATTGATAACCAAAAAGAAATTACGGATGCTGAGGAATTTAATAAAGGTGCGTTTTTCGACACGCCATTTTTTAAGAGAAAACAAACGCAAAGTCCCTCTGATTTTTTGAAAAATTTAGGGATGGTTGACTTCGGGGAAAAAGAAAGTGCCCCCAAAAAAGCTGTGGTGGAACCTTCTATAGCGGGCGTAAAAAAAGATGTTGGTAAGCTATATAGATTAAATAACGATTTAAAAAGTAGCGGGATAAGGCAATACGCACTTGAGCTTAATTCAATTGATTTTAAAAAAATAAATGACGAGCTCTCTGATGGAAAAATTAGCATATTTGAATTTGACGAAGCCATAAGCCAGTCAAAGATAAAAAACCTTAATGCTGGCCTTATTTTGTCTGAGATATCGGCAAAAGACGCAAAGCAGGCTTTTGACAATATAAGCTTAAAAAGACTTAATGATGAGGCTTTGCAAGGGTCGGTAACACTTGCCGAGTATAATCAAAAACTTTTAGAAATAAAAAGCAATTTTGATCTTTTATCATCAAAAGATATAAGTCTTGCCTTTAGTGTTGGGGCCACAAAATATCTTGAAAGCCTAGGAACCCTTGGAACCCAAGTCGCAGACTCAATAAATGGAGCGTTTAAAGCTCTTGAAGACAATATGGTAACCTTTGTAACTGAGGGGAAAAGGGATTTTGCAGACTTTACAAATTTTATCTTAAAAGAACTTACAAGAATAGCTATCAGGCAAACAATAACCGCGCCTCTCGCGAATATTGTTTCTGGTTTCTTGCCAAGCTTATCTGGGGCCGCGTCTTCCCCTCAACTGGGCGCATCTCCCGCCTCTTCTGGCTCAGGTGGCTATTTGGGTGGAAATTATTCATTTAAAGGGATGTCAGATGCTGGATCAGACCAGACAGGGGCAAATCAAGGAATAAAAGTAAATGTTTTTAATTCAAATAATTCAGACGTTCAGGCGAAGAAAACACAAAATCAAGATGGGTCTTTTTCTATAGATCTTATAATTAGAAATAAAGTTGCGGAGTCGCTGGCCTCGGGGGCAATGGATGGCGTAATGATGGCAAATTATGGCTTAAAAAGGAGAGGCGTTTAATGGCATTAGTTTGGCCTTTAGCTCTCCCTCAGTTTGTAAATCAATCGGGATTCTCTCTCGATGTAGGCGATACCACAATAAAATCGTCTGTTGACGTAGGCCCAGCAAAAAGGCGTAGAATTTCTACTCGTAGCGTCGACACACTTACGGTTTCTATGGATATTGATTATACGCAATATCAGATGTTATACGACTTTTTTAACACAAGCCTTAATGGCGGTATAAACAGCTTTTTGTTTAATCATCCAATAACAACTATTCCAACAGAATTTAGATTCATAGAGCCACTAAAATTTTCGGCAAAAGGTGGGACCTATTTCGTTGTTTCTATGAAGTGGGAGCAAATAATCTGATGATTTTAACGCAAGATATGATAGAGCAGATTTATGCACTGGACAGCGATATCCCTTATCTAACCCTTTTAACGCTGTCGTGCCAAGGGTGGTCAGGGGATTTAAGGTTTGTTAACAACTCTGTGGATATAACTTCAAACAATTTGTTGTTTAAAAGATTTCCTTTTAAGATAACTTATCCTCAAGATGATGGGGAAACGATAAAAGAAATAAACATCGAATTTGACAATGTCTCGCTTGAGCTTATTGATGAGATAAGAACTGCAACTGGCTCTTCTATCCTCATAAAAATACAAAACATCTTGGCGTCAAGACCTAATGAAATACTTCAAGAATTTTCAGAACTAAAAATCTTGTCTGCAAACTATAATCGGTTTATTCTTAGTTGCAAAATAGGACTAGACGATTTCTTAAATGTAGAGCTAACGAGTGAAAAATATACCCCCTCAAATTTTGCAGGAATTTTTTAAATTTATAATTGAAAAAGACTACTCGGAACAAAACTGTTGGGGTGTAGTTTCCTTATTCTACTTAAAAGTTTTAGGCGTTGATTTATCACAATATAAGGCGTCAAACTATAGGGACAGAGAATCAAACCAAAGTGACATTTATTTTTACGCAAAAGATTTTGAAAAAGTCGATACTCCAAAATTCGGGGATATAATTCTTTTTAAAATAAAAGGGTTTGATTCACACGTCGGTGTTTATATTGATGACAAACGATTTCTGCACAGTACAATTAAAAGCAATGCAGTTTTAGACTCCCTATTTTATTGGCAAAAACAAATTGTAGGATTTTATAGAAAAAAATGATCACACTCAAATACTCAATATCAGAAGATAAAAAAATAGAGGCAGAATATCCAAGCTCCTGCAAAACTATAAGAGATGTTGCCCTTTGGCTTGGGAACGGCGTTGATTTAACAAAGCAATTTGAAGAACATTTTATCATCCTAAAAAATGGGGACAGCGCATCTTTAGATGAAAATGTTTTGCCTGAAGACCATGTTTTTTTTACCCCTAAAATAACAGGTGGAGGAGATAACTCAGGTCTTAGGACCGTGCTACAGATAGCCGCCATTGTCGCTTTGGGGGCCGTGGCCCCAGACCTTTTTACTGCGGTTTGGGCACAAACGGTATTCACGACAATAGCTTCTGGGCTGGTAGCTCAGGCCCTTTATTCAGCCTTCCCGCCCGCCGCGCTCGTCGAGAGTAATGTCGTTGGCGGGGATGTGGCCTCGTCACAGAATTTTTCTATAAATTCACAAAGTAACACTGTATCAAGATTTGGGATTGTCCCCAAAGTATACGGAAGGCATAAGATATTCCCAAGGGTCGCAGCAAACCCTTATGTTGAACTATTAGGCGGTGGTAAAAATTATTCTCAATATTTGCATTGCATCTATGACTTTGGTCTAGGCCCAATGGATATATCAGATATTAAAATAGGTAACACTCTGTTATCTGAGTTCCAAGGGGTCGAAGCTCATTTCTTTGACCCAAACCGACCAGATGTAGACGAGGGTAATTGGGATGTAGGAGTTTCAAAGGCCCCAATAAATTATTTTGGGGCTAACCACTCTGAGCGGATAGGCGTCCCTTTGACCGCAAATAAGGTAAACAATGGGGACCCTTCTTTTTTTCAGGGAATAAGAACAACGAAAGATAATCCATATTATTACCCAACCAAGGTTATAGTCGATTTTACATTCCCTCAGGGCCTCATCTCATACGCGTCAAATGGAGGGGTTGGGACCGCAACAGTAGAGCACCTAATAGAGTATAAGCCGCAAGGTAGCTCAACATGGTATAAAGCACACGAGCTACAATCTTATTCCTCTGCTTACCAAGCGCAATTTTATGCGCAGACATTAAAAGACTCAAACGGTGTTATTAGCGTTAGCCCAACCGAGTTTGTTACCTTCGGAGCACTAACGTCTCATTATTTTGATGGTCAATATAACGTGACAAAAAAGGTTTATGATTATTACGAGGATGGACTTTTTTCAACAAAAACGGATATCGACACGTTGATATATAAGAAGGTCTTAATACCGACTAATAAATTTAGTCACGAAACTTTTTTTTTCACAGGGTACAAAGTTTTCAATTCTACTTATGGGTATTTTTCGTATTCAGTGCGGGGGCCTTGGGATTATATCCCATCTTATTCAAAAATTATATATGAGTATAGAAACTCGAATAACACTATGGTCAGGGTAGAGACTGCTTATTCAGGCACAACCGAGAGGTGTATAGTAACAAAAGCGTCTGACTCTGTTTTAGTAATAACCGAGGCTACGCAAGACCCTCTTTACTATTCGGTATCTTTTAATTTGCCTACAAGCGAAAAAAATGACATCAGGGTTACTAGGGTCAACTCGTCTTCAACTCATTCATATTCAGTTTCAGATACGATGCTTGTTGATTCAATAACTACACGTTTTG